TACCATCCCCCGGAATCACCCTCGGGTACGTTTCCCACGCGGATTGGATAAGTGCGGAACGCTAGATATCCGCGCCGAAAATAGCGGGGCGCTAAGCGAGCGTCTGCCATTCCTTGCATGAACGTACATTCTCGACTCGTTACCTTGGGGTAGAACGTTGAGTGAATGCCTAGCGAGAATCCTTGCGATACTTCAACAAATACGCGATTATAGGTACAATCTATGTCGTCCTGCCTATAAGACGGGTACGATTCGGCGGCCCAACTGTTACCGAATATTGATTCCGGTTTGCGAGCGATCTTGTTGATAATCGCGGTTCCGGTACCGGACAACGTGCTTGCACTCGCTGCGATCGTCTCTGTATCGTGTTCCGACTGCTTTGTCTCCTCGTCAACAATGCCCGCTCGTCCGTTGACGTATACCTTAAGGCCTGGAACCCGCGCATGTTCCTGCATCAACGCGTGGGGGTCGATTATGGAGCCGCCCGAGAAGTAGACCGGGATGTTCCGGCCCAGCAGATAGGACTGAACTGCGAAGACGGGCAGCTGCTTGAACACGCAGGGCATGCCATCGTGATAGAATGTATGCCCGCTATTTGGTCCGGCGTTAGTAACAACTGCGTTAAATGGGATGCCTTCCTCATAGGCTTGCCACGCGAGCCAGGATGCCAGCGCCCCCTTGCCGCAGGAACCGAATTGTCCGTCCGCAAGGATATGAACCCCGTTGCTGGTGAACAGATCGCTCATATCAGTTCCTCTGATTTAACAGCTTCAATAAGCACAGTAACCAGCGCCTCTGATCAAGATTAAGATGTCGCCATTCGTCCTCAGTCATTGGAGGCGATAGACGGGATAACAATTCCTGTCGCGTCATTCTGCAGCTCCCCGCACCTTAGCTTCCATGGCGTCCAAATTTACCGGAGCAGTGTTTGGCTTGGCGACCATCTGACTCTTCCGCCAATCAATGGGTTCCGGCTCCGGCATCGCTTGAACGGGCTTAACGCCCGCGAACATACCTGCGATGCTTATGTAACCGATGTCGTCAACGAAATTCTCGCTGTCGGTCTTGTCGCCGAATATGAACCGCACCTTCTTAACAAAGCTCATCATTTCAGCGACGTCCACTACACCCACCCTCAATGGATCGGTTCCCCGGTTAACGGCGCGTAAGTAGGCCTGCCAGAATTCGGCGATTACCTTGAACGATTCCACCGTGTCACCGTGCTGATGGGTTCTCTCCTGACAGACTATTTTCTTGGCCGCGTCCAACATTGCCCCCGCCCCGATGTTTGTTGTAGTCATGTACAAATCTCCAAAGAGTTTTGGCGTAATCATCGCCTTTTAGTTGACAGATGCAGGCTTTCACGGGCATTTTTCGTGCCCATTCTCCGACGTACATTAATTTGTCTTCGTTCCAGCCCACGAGAACCGGGAACGCATGGCCTCCTTTCAATTTAAGAATTCGGTTGCCCTCGATCCATTGCCGCTCGGTTGGTCCGAATTCGCGGGAATGGATAATCTTCGCCTCAATAAAGCAGACCGGCAGCGAATCGAAGATCACCAAGGTATCCAGAATACCTACCCCGTAGCGATCTTCGAATCGGCGGGCATAAGCGCCTGCCTTTTTGCACTGCGCAACCAGCTTTGTTTTGAGGTCGGATTCCTCAGTGTTCATATGAACCTATTTTTCTTGCACCACCATTCGGGGGCGGTGAACAACGAATTGCCATCGGGATCGACGTCTTGGACTAGGTTCCCAATGGATTTGGGGAGCCAAGCTTGATTCCCACTCATGTTGTCGATCACCAGCCATGCCTTAGCGGTGGAATGCTCGACTTTGCACTCGATCGTAATCAACTCGTCTCCTGTTGATGGCATCGTCGTCACCTCCATTGTAGCACGGCTGACCGCCGCTGTCAAGTATCCCTTATCCTCGATCAATCGTTTGTGTTCTGCTGCGTTGGTCCTCGCCAAAATCTCAAGTTTCTGGCGCTCCATCGCTCGAATTTCCGGCGTCCACATTCCGGACCGATCGTCCCAAGGCGGATAAAATTCAGCCATAATTCCTCTGCTACTTTCCATAGGAGGCTGTCGCCCAATCAGGCCCGGTTCCAACCTCGAATGGGATGGGGATACCGAGATTGAAGTCCGGCTCATTGACTACGTTTTCCATTGCCCGCACCATTTCACTGGTATCGAAGCCTATTCGTCGTTGCCATAGCACCGAATCATGAATCGTAAGGAGGATTTGCACCTCGGGGTGGGCCTCTTCAAATTCGCAGGCGCGGAGGAGGCAGGTCTTTACGTGGTCGCCGCCTGAGTTCTGTACGATGCGGCTGATTGCGCGATAGCAATATTTGGGATCGTCCAGTCGCGCCCTCCGACCGAGAATGGACTTAACGTGGTGGGTGTGGAGGAATAACGCCTTGGCGCGCTTATGGAATCGCTTGATGGCTGGGAATTGATTGAAGAATTTGTCGTGATATTCCTGCGCCTCACTAATCGTCATCTTCATGTGATTGGCGAGGGTGGGAACGGACATTCCGGTGAGGAGTCCCATCCCCATCCGCTTTGCCGTGTCTCGGTCGAGATTGAGTCCGGCACTAGTTTGGTCGTGAAGATCGAGAGTCCCTGTTCTGTATCCATGAGAGAGCCGTTCATCGTCACTAAAATAGGCGAAGAGCCTTGGTTCTTGCTGCTTGGCATCCCCTTCTTGGATCTCGAGATCGCGATCAGCAATAATGAGTCGCCGGACAAGGCGTCCAACAGCTTTATTCCTTTTTGGGAAAGCCTGAAGATTCGGCTCAGAACAGCTAAATCGCGCTCCGATAACTCCATACTCGTCTGACTTAGATTGATTAAGAACTGGGTGGACGCGACCGAACACATTGCGTTCTCCTATCAGTGGGGCGATGAATGAGTCGCGGGCTTTTTTAAGGTTTCTAACGGCTATGATTGCTCGTCCGATATCGTTTCCAGAGAGCCACGCCTCAGTGAATGAAAAGGCATTTTGTTCAGTGCGCTTAAAGTCTGAATCTTGATAACCATTCGCACGATATAGGGCCTCAACCTCTTTGCGGGAACTAACATTAAACCCCGGCGTAAATTGTCGCTGTGCCTCCTCAATCTTGCGCTGGATAATTCCAGAAGGTCCAACCAGCTCATTAGCATATTCTGAATCGACCCGTAACCCACGGGTGTGAAGGCGGGCAACGCGGTGGATCAACTGGCATTCTAAGGCCCAGGGCTTACGCAGCTGTTCATCGTCCAGATATTTTTGCTGAGCGTTGCGAAGCTCCAGTGTTGAGACGCCATCCCCCGTAGCATAATCCACAACAAAGCGATCATCACCAGCCATTTTATGATAATTGGACATTTGTTTGCGATCTGGTATGCCCCCAAATTTGCTAGCAATAGCACGATACAAATCTGCGCCCAATTTAGGAGTGACTCCCATGTGAATGCAGCAGTCATCGAGGCCATACCCCCTTGTGATATCGCTTATTAGCCCCTGATTGATCATTGTATCTTCGAGCGGATACACTGGGAACACGTTATGCTTCGCCGCCATGCGCAGATCGAAGCCGAGGTTGTGGCCGACCGTCCAATATCCTTTGCGGGCGCGCTCCTTGAACCCCATATTAAGCCTGCGCTCAAATTCGGCGACGGAGGTATCGGGAATGTTCCCGCCCCCCGTGTGGCGAACAGGGACATAGATGCTGGCCTCGGAATCAGTAATGACCCATCCGACCACGTAATCCTTAAGTTCTAGCCCCGTCGTTTCGGTATCGAAAGCGATCATGGGCGATTCATTTACTATAGTTAATGCGCGATGCGGATCGATGCCCTGATACATTGCCCCTCCAAAAGCTGCGGGCGGGGCGAGAACCAACAACCAACCCCGCCCGCTTCTAAAAGGTGTCGTTAACGTTACCCTTTCAGAACTTGTCTTCTGAGGAACGCTCCACCGGGCCACTGTCCCTTCCATTGCCGCTCGGGGGTCCGCCTTCGTCCCTCTCGTCGCTGGCACGGAACACTACGTTCTCGTAGCGCTTGAACAGCGCTTTTGACCTCGCGCCGTCCTCTTCATCAATGTAGCCGAGGCCGGTGTAAAGATAGTTGAAGTACGTTTTGTTGGTCTGGTTCTTGGCGACCACTGACTTGATTGAATAGACCTGATAATAATGCTCGCGGGGGTTCGTATCGATCGCCGCGAACAGATCCTTCGAGGGCTTGAGCGCGCCCCGCGAATTAAGGATGATAGCTTGCCCGAGTTCTGGGTGCTCCGGGAACCACCACAGGACTTCATAAGTGAGGGTCGCGGCAGGAGGCGAGCCTTTATCACCGGGGCGGCTTGAGCCGAATTCTGCCAGCCCCGATTCGGCGACGGTTGGGGCCAGCTTCCAGATATAAGTGCTGGGGTTATTCTCGAATTGTACCTGGAACGTGCCTTCAGGCGGGTCCCAATTTTTACCGTCGCGCGATCGCGCTAGAATGCCTCGATCATCGCCTCTTGGTGCCCAGAGCACCTGCGATTTGCGGGCAATGATAGGAACGCCTATCAGCTCCTTGCCCAACGATTTGTGTTGGATGGTGTGCCAGAATTCGCCGGACTTGGCGAGGCCCTCGAATTCGACCAACTCTGGTGAAACCGCATGGATCAGCTTAATCCGCGGAATCGTCATGTCGCTAGAATCGATATTGCCGATCCGGTCGACTTTGCCCTCATTCTGGAGGTAGTCCGGTATGTTCGAGCTATACTTCGACAGTTCTTGTGCCATGGTTATGCCTTTGTGATGCTCGTGTAGGGGTTGATGTTCGTGGTGAACTTATCCTTGGGCAATTGCTTGCCCTCAGTTTCCATCATGTTTTTTGCGAATCCGGCAAGTGTTTGAGCATTGACTGTCTCGATGATAAGACCTCCGTGGCCTTCCTCGCGGAGCCAATTGAATCCTACCTGCTTGTCGATGATGGAACAGGACCACTTGTGTCCGATGCTCACCCGCCCAATGTCGTCATAGGTTACAGTTTTTATGCCAAGTCGTTTGAAGTGGTCAGGGATTTCGGAGTGGGATAACCGGTCCTCGATTAGCTCGAGTGACTTGCGCACGATCTTGATATCTTCGTTGACGTCCCTGAGGGCAACGAAATGCTGAATTGTTTCTAGCGTATTCGCGCGTCCAAGAACTTCTGTCGTGTCTGCTTCGATCTGGGATTGTAGATGTTTCGCGGCAGCTAGCAACCCTGCTAACTCCTCTTTCGTCGATTCTCGCATCTTGTACTCCTGATTGCTGGCATCGCCAGCGCACAGACATTATAGCACACACGCGACTCGCTGTCAAGTACCCCTTCTCGTTCGGAAGGAGCGAGGGCCGGAGTTGCGGGGGTTGCTAATCCGGCCCTCTAGCCGTTGCCTAACCTATGCGGCAGTCAGGGCAACGGTGTTCTTGCCGCGCCGAAACGCGGCCCATCCAAGTGCAATGAACCCAAGCGCCATCATTGCCCATGTAGACGGTTCTGGAACGCCAGACGTCATGCTTTGGTTGAAGCCAGTAATACTCGATGAACCACGCATGGCCAAGCTCGCGCCTTCAGTCATACTAAAAGAAGAGCCGTTGACGAACGCAGCTAGGTTTGACCCTGAGAAGCTATCGGGATCGGTTAGCGGAGTTCCGAACACGGTTTCCAATAGACTGCCGGGGGTGTTGGTTGGGTTGGCCCCTTGCACGTTGCCGTGATCGGCCCAGAACTGCAGCATGCTCTGCCCCGATCCCACCGCGTCGTTGAAGGTCAATGAAGCCGAATCGCGAATGAAGCTCACTGGAGCGACGAAATCAGTGTCGCTGGCGAGCAACTTGACGGTGATCGGTGTTAGTCCTGCATTAGTTATTGAGGACGACGAAAGCTGAAGCGTATTGTGCGCGCCGAAAGTACTCTGCGCCAACGTGATTTGAACGAACGCATTGCCGACCGTCTGGTCGATGGTCAACAGATTGTTAGCCCCACCTGACACGTCGCACGACAGTTGCCCATCGAAGCAGGTAAACGTCGATGCGCCCACCCCGATGCTTAGCTGCAATCTTGCCGCAGCGGGACTTGCAAGAGCAGCGCAAGCCGCCCCTGCCAAGAGTACCGATCTGATATTCATGTTAGTTCTCCAAACGGGAAAACCCCGTGTACCAATTTTAGCACACGGGGCGCACGCTGTCAAGTACCAAGGGAACGCCCGTGGGTTACCTTCTACGATGCTGCTGTTGCGGAGTTGGGGTGGGTTGCCCCTGATCCGGTTGAATGTCATACGCATAAACATCCCACGGTTCACCGGGCTTGTGAACGGCAATCACCAGATCATTCGCGTATTCTGACGGGGGTTCCGGCAGAGGTGGGTTGATCTGGTCCGGCGGAATCGGTGTCGGCTCCGGAAG